CGAAGAAACTTATCATGCCCTACAACATTTTCAGATAGTCCAGATGTGGGAGTGGCTAATAAATTACGGGCCCGACTACGAGCCGGTGTCAGGTAAGCAAATGAGTTTCATGGCGACTTATGCTCACTATGGATTTCAAGTTCCCGACGATAAAAACCTTTCTGATATGCCTGATGGTTATGGGAAATTGGCGCTTGGAAGACCGGGGCTTGCGTGGGCAGCTAACGTTGGGGCGTTGGATGCAACCGGTGGTTTACCAGAACGCGCCGTGTTAGGAAGTGCAGATTGGCACTACGCGCATGCGCTGGTTGGGGCTCTCAAGCAGTTTCCTGGTGAATACAACAAGCTCTCCGCGTTTGGTCATTACCTAATGGAGTATCAAACTCGCTGTGAGCGATGGATAAAGCGTGACGTTGGATTCGTGAAAGGAACCCTCGCTCATCATTGGCATGGCGACAAGTCCAAAAGATTTTACGGGTCCAGGTCACAGATATTAGTGCAGAACCAGTACAACCCCTATACGGATGTGAAACCGGATAGCCAAGGACTTCTACAGTTAGAGACGTGGGAGCCTCGTCAGATACGAATGCGCGACCAGATACGTGCATACCTGGCCAGCAGACACGAAGACGGTCTTGAAGTTTATTAGTTGACCATCATACACCCTTGGCATAATTTGCGCAGTGAATGAAGTTATACAGAACAGCAAAAGACCTTTCTGGAAAACGATACGGGAAACTAGTTGCGGTAAAGCCGGTGGAGAGGCGTGACCGCCACATCCTATGGTTATGCAAGTGCGACTGTGGAAAAACCAAAATAGCATCTACTAAGTGTTTGGGGCAGGGCTCTACAAAATCTTGCGGGTGCTTGTCGGAAGATCATTGGTGGAACAGAAAGCACGGGAAGTTTGGGACGCAGGTTTATCAGGCGTGGGCATCGATGATAAAGCGATGCAAGGTAGGGGCAATTTATCACCGAAAGGGGATTTTGGTCTGTTCAAGGTGGAAAAGATTTGAATTGTTTTATGAAGACATGGGGGAGCCTACTTCAGAGAAGCATTCTATTGATAGGATAGATAACAAAAAAGGATACTTTAAGAAAAACTGCCGGTGGGCAACGCGAAAAGAACAGCAGAGGAACAGGGATTACTGCGTTTTTCTTACGATAGAAGGAAAAAGGCTCCACCTTTTTGAGTGGGCTGAGTTGGTCGGAAAAAAACCAGCTACCATACGAGGTCGTATTAAAAGGGGGGTGTCTCCACGCGAAGCTGTTTATGGGGAGGTTTTACGGCCCAAGATGTATAATATAAATGGGAAGCGCAAAACACTCAGCGAGTGGTGTATGAAGTTGGGCGTGAAGAGGGTTACAGTGAGACGTCGACTAAGTGCGGGTTGGCCGATTAAAAAGGCATTCACCGGGTCGCTTCAACAGATTTCTTGGAAGTCACCGAATTTTTCATAAAAAACAGGAGGTAACGCATGGAAAAGAATTACAAAATGTCTTACAGGCAGCGTGTAATTTATTGTCCTGATTTAGATATTTTCAATCAGTTCCTAGGCCGTGGAATTATTCTCGGAAAATGCGCTTGCGGTAAACGCCTTAGGTTTGAGCCACACGAATTAAAATCAGATGAACTCATTAAAGTAGAACGAATCGTCCGCCCGTTCAGGGATGATGATGAAAAAGAAGAAACATAACTGCGACTGGGCCTTAGTTAGAATAAACAACACTTGGTATTGGGTATGTAATCTCTGTCAAAAAAAAGAGGTAGCTATATCCTATGGAGATCCACGAACATGAATGGTATCTCATGGAATTTGACGGTGGGTATATTTACGTCTGCAAACTTTGCGGGAAGCATCGCGGTTTTACTTAGACTCATCTTCCGGTTCCGGCTTTAACGCCCGCAATTGATCCATAACTAAAAACACTTCCTTGTAGGGCCTGTCTTGTAAAACATTTGCGATAGACTGAAGTAATTCTTGCGTAAGGATATATTTTTTCATACCGCAACTCCCGTGAGTGTTCTTATTCTAGATGGATATTCGTGGGCACCAATATCATAGGTACCTTGTTGTGGTCTACCACGCTGGAGTATGTCGTTGTCAACGGTTCCAACTAAAGATAGTCCGGCGTTGCGAAGTACGGCACCGGGTTTTAACGAAAGGTCACCCCCAGATGTGTTCACAAAGGTATCTGTAAGCACAACGCTAACTAAATTGCCACTCCCGCCAAAGTCATCGGCAGTTAAATCCTCACTCCCGCAATTGGTATTAGTCATGTTTATGGTTTCTGTTCCACCCGAACCTTGGAAGATTTTAAAGTAGTCGTCTGAATCAGAATTGCCGCCAAAGCAATTATTATGATTTTCGGTAGCCGTTGCTGTAAATGTAGGTTGTGCGTCAGCATAAGGGGAATAGGCGTTAGACGCCGCATTGACTGCTAGTCCAGTGCAGTTATCAAACGTACAGGTGACGCTAACATTTGCAGTGATGGCAAGGGCGTTAGCCGAAAATGGGTATGTTGTGTCTCTGCCGATAGAGTTTTTACAAAGCCCTGCTGTGATTGTGGCAATGAAGGCATTGTCAACATTGAAACCAACCGCGGAGCCGGTAGTCACCGCTAAACAACCGTCAATAGTGCAGTTATCTGCGAAAATACCAATTTGGCCGTCTGTATAATCCCCGTTACCTAAGTAAGCCATTCCGATAACTTGTGTGTATTGTAGTCGAATCTCCATTCCAACGATAAAACCGATGCCGTTTTGCCGTGCCCCAGTACTTGGCGTTATGCCATCGTGTCGGTTTCCTGCGGCGGCATATATTGTATAAAAGTTTACGGAACTAATAGTTCCGGTTGAAGTGTTCATCGTTACATTACCTAAATCACTTCCCGCATAACACTCAGCGCTCTGCGAAGCTGAGGCTTGGGTACCAGCAAAAGCAAACCATGCTGCTAGCGTCGTATAATCTTTTCCAGTTCCAACTGTTTTAACTGTGGCCATTAGGGTTTCACCGCGGGTAATGGATCTTTGGTTACTAGCACTTCAGCGCCCGGGTCTGTTTTATCCGGAACGGCCAGGACTTCACTAATTGTGGCCGTAGCTAATGGTGTAACAGAATCAGCGGCAGTGAGAATTCCTTCTTTTAATACCTTGGTAGCTTCAATTTCTGAGGCAACAACTTTTACTTTAACCAAGGAACTAACCACCATGTTGTTTCGTGTGAAACGAATATTTCCAAGAGAATCCTTTATTGTCACTCTTTCTATAACTGCATATGGGAACACCTTGTGTTCTTTATTGTTTATTTCAAGGGCGAGGGCCGGGTCATCTATCTTAATAACCCTATTCACCTCCTCCTTACCCCATATAGAACCGAGCGGTTTAACGACGATAACGTTCCCGGTTGCTAGGTCGATTAGGGCCTCTACCATTTAAACTTCCACATAAGTTAAGCTTCCATCCACTGAAATGGCTGCTGAAAGCTCTAGGTTTAAGAGTGTAGCTGACGCGGTTTCGAACCAACCAAGCGGGTTATACGGTAATACAAATCCGGCATTTGCCACTAAGTTCATTTGTCCAGTTAAGGCAGTCCCACTTGCCCCGGACTCAAATCTTACATTTACCGTTCCGGCTGATATAAGGAATAGTGCTAGAACACGTATTTTTTTAGACGCTACTGCGGCGAGTATGGTGTTATCACCACTACCAGCTAAATCAATGACCGCAAACTTTGGTACAGTTGCAACGCCGGCAACGTTAATTGAATCCGTGTTCTCAGTAGTTATCGTCCATAGTCTGCCCCCGGAAGCTTGGGCAAACTCATAATCCCCGTCTGTTCCAGAAGAATTTGCGGGAACGGCCTTTCTAACCACCATGGACGGTACACCAACATCCGCATCCGCTGAGGCGACATCCTCAGCCTTGGCAATTGTTCCGGCTCCTGGAGCTACGGTTGTAATTGTGGTCACCGTGCCAACCGTGGTTACGGTCGCTAAGGTCTGTGCCGCTGCAATTTCCACCGCTCCAATTGTCACACCAGCGTTAGCGGTAAGTTTCCCAATACCGTTTGTCCCGGCTGGTAAAGCGGCGTCTATTGTTGCTGAGGTCCAAAGCCGGCCAGTAGATGTGACCCTTCCAATGGAAATATCTCCGTCAATTTCGGTTAGGGTAGTAAGCGCGTCATCCCTAACAACACCCATACCAACCACGGTGTCAGTAGCACCGAGCGCAGTATCAATAGCTTTTCCTAAGTTAGTGGCCCCGGTTCCTGGAATAACTGAGGTAACATCCACATCTCCTATATCAACACCACTATTTGCGGCGAGCTTACCTATTGCGTTTGTCCCTGCTGGCAATGCCGTATCAATCTTAGCGGATGCCCATAATCTTCCGGCAGACATTTGCAGCATCGCATAGTCCGCATCTGTTCCTGCTAAATCTGTCGGTGTGGCTAACTGGATCGCCATTGCAGGAACCCCGGCATCGGCGCTCGCAGAAGCAACATCTTCTAATTTTACGAAACTTGAGGCACCTGCAGCTATCGCACCGGCAACAATGGAACCGGAAGCAAAGGCTCCACTTGCAACCGCTCCAGAGGCTATTGCACCTGAGGCGACGGCACCCGAGGCAATTGCACCTGAAGATACAGAACCCGATGCGAGGGCACCGGAAGCTATTGAGCCAGACGCAAAGGCTCCACTTGCAACCGCTCCACTAGGAATTGAATCTATTGTTGCGGATGCCCATAACCTTCCAGCTGACATTTGCAAAAACTCATAGTCCCCGTCTGTTCCAGAAGTATTTGCGGGCGATATTTTGCGCACGGCCATTGAGGGGACGCCCACATCGGCATCCAAAGACGCAACATCTTCGGATTTTGCTATAGTTCCGGCACCTGGAGCTACGGTTGTAATAGAGGTTATCGTAGTCACCGTTCCGACATTTAAAGTTCCTGTTTGAACTACTGGGAATGGGTTTGATGCGGATGCGTCAACCGCAGCGCCGTCAACCCCCCAAGAAACTTTTACTCTAGGGTACTGAACGGACGCTATATCGTCCGTGGCCATTGTTGTTCCGGTTCCTTGGGTGACAAGTACGTTATCTGCCATTGTTTTCTCCTAGGTTAAAGTTACTCTAACCGTGGTTGATTCTAAAGTCCTGTAACTAAATTGATAGCTCGCCACACCCGAGCCGGGAAGCGTTAAGCCAAGCGTCACGATAGAATGGGATAACGTTGGGGTTCCGGTTGTAAATAAAACCCATGCGCTTTCGGCTGTGGGGGATCCTGGATCGGAGGTAAGTTCTGGTATCGATCCACCAGCCGCAGCCCACGTTAGCGTTCCACTTCCATTTGTTGTTAGTTGATATCCGCTAGTTCCATCGGCTGCGGGAAGCGTATAGGTTACACTCGCCGCTTGGGCTTGGGCCTTAAACGCGGAGTAATTAGTCCCAGAACCGCTAGCCTCTAAAATCCTTAGTTCACTGGCAGTTGTATCCCCGCCTATTACAGTGTGCCCGCCATCAATTACCGAAAATACAGTTGTAGCGTTATCCCTAGCTACCAATATATCCGCTGTGGTACCTCCGTTATCTGCAATTAGAGCAGCAATAACCGGGGCCACGGTTTCATAGTAAACGGCAGACGTACTTAGCTCAAAAAATCCAGCACAATAAGTAGTATTTCCGGGACTACTCGCAGCACCATGAACCGCCGTTGAGTTTGCGGTAGCCCTGGCCGTGGCATTTACAGCGGCAGTGACCCCCACGTTCCGTTGTCCATTTTCCACCACAATCCCAACGCCATAGTTATGGCCAATTGCGGTATTTGAATTTGTATAAGTACTAAGGCATACATTTGCGGCGTTACCCGTGAGACTGGTTCCCTTACCGGCAACCGAGACGCTCAGCACCATAGCCGAGTTAAAGTTGGCGGCGGTGTTACTCCCAGTTGGCACTTCTACATAAATCCCAGAATTGAATCCCTGAACGCCGGAACCAGTACGATTAGTAACTAAATGAATTCCGTGTGAGTTGGAAGTAGTGGAAAAGTTTATTAACTGGGCGTCTATTATAGATTGCCCACCCGATCCGGTGGTTATGGTGTTGGGAAATAAAAGCCCATTGACGTTAAATTCAAATAGCTCAGTTCCACTTATCGATACTCCAACTTGGTTTGCGGCTGGGCGAAAGAATCCAGTAGTAGTATCAGTAGAAAAAATCACGCTTGGGGTTCCTGCAGTCCCAGCAACAAACTGCGTTTGCCCACCGTCTAAAATAATGACGGAAGAATCTTGGATGTTAGTAGTCCCATCCCACCTAACAATGTGATTGTCTGTCCCGGAACCCGTGCCAGAAAAGCCGGTATTTGTTATCGTTGTAGAACCCGCAGCTGTGGCAACGGAAATCCCGGTACCGCCTACAATTAATTGCGCCGCGGTAGTATCACTATTGATGCTAGTAATTCCAGTAGCGGCGGTGCTACCTTCTGGAGGCCACTCATACGACGACACCTATACCGCCTTTGCCGCCACTGAGACCGTCATAGTCCCGGTGCCGGAAGTTCTAGCGTAAGAAAATCGTATAAAAGACCAGGGGGTTTGATTTACGCTAATTAGATACCCACTAGCAGAACCGGACGGCTGGGCCAATACTGGGTCAAAGGTAAGCGCCTTGAAAGAACCGGAAACCGTTGTGTTAGACGCCTCTATCGTAATAGTTCCGGTTGTGGTTCCTGTCCAATCCACATTAAATCCAATATTGTCTAAAAACTCCACGTCAATTGGGTCAGAACTAAAACCCGCAGCTGTGCTCACCGCATCCACTAGAACATAGTTTTTTAGCTGATTTTTTGGCACTTTTCCCTCGAGTAGGCCACGATGGCCACGGCTAGAGAAATAAAAACAATGATAAAATGCCTAAAGGGGAAATCAAATAAGGCACTAGAAATTATACCACAAAATAATGCAAAAAATTGAGGCTCCGCCTGCTTGTAAAGTCGCTTGCCTACCTGCGTTACAAGGGCAGTAAATAAAATCAGACCCACAAAACCCGTTTCAAACAAAATCTGTAAAATATCAGAGTGCATAAAATTCCAAATAAACCCATTCATAAAGCCAGTTTTGTTTTGAATTATTTTACCTAATACCAAAAATGTCCCAAACCCAGAACCCCATAGGTGACTGTCATGTATCCACCACATTTTCATGAATGTTCGGTATGCCGTAAACCTATACCCCGAATCTAACAGGCCCCTGAGCCCATGAAAATCGACTAGGGCACCGACTATCAAAGGGATAGCCGCAGCCATAATCACCGAAATCTTTTTAAAACTAAATCGATGTATCCCAATGGCTAGAAGCGTCACCGAAACCACACCATATGGAATGCTGGACTTAGAAAGAATTATTGCAGTGCCGCATAAGCATAAGCCAATCAACGAAAAGGCCCATTGAGCTAGTCCTACCAATGAGGATTGCTTAGTACATAAGAAAAAGGGGATTGAATAGGCGATTAGTGTGCCATTCATCCCCGAGTAATTTAAAAAGCCGCTGTATCCTATGCCTTGCCACAAAAGGCCTTCCCCGGTCTTATACCCCCACAGAACGACCAAGGAATTTATCACCCCGAGCCACATCATTCCTACCGGCAAGCACTCTTTAATGTGAAGCGTTCGCAAGCAAAAGGCAGCCCCCGTCATGGACAGCAAAGCCGCGTAAGCTAGCAGGGACGAATAGCACAGTGGAATGTAGTAGAGCGCCTCTGGCACATACCTGCTATCGGCATACGCAAAAACTCGAAGCGCACTTAAAGAGAAATAGAAAAATCCGAGCGCTGGTAAAACCCCAATAACCCTATACGTGAGTACGGAAATAATTAGGGAAACAAAGACCAGCCCGTAAAACCATCCGGAAAGGATCGAGCCGTCTAAGCCTATTATAGGCTCTAATCCGATCATCAATAATAACCACTAGCCTTTAGGCGGGCTGTCAAATTCCCGGTACCCGATGCGCCGGAGTACGACACCCTAATCCACTCAAAGGGCGCGTTACTGACAGATTTTAGATACGGCGTAGAAGACGTCATTGCAGCGGATGTGCTGGCTACGTCTGCCCAATTACTGGGAGTCGCAGAAACGTCATTGGACCCCTGTATAACCAGAGTACCAGCGGCTGTCCCCGTAGTGAATGCATGTACCGTAAAATCCTGATAAAACCCCACTGAAATTCCGGCAGAGGCTTCCGTGACACCCCCGTCTACTGCACTTAATAAAACGACATTACTAGTTTTCATGATTTCCTTTCACTTGAACGTTGCATTGAAGTCAAAATTCTATCAGCTGAATCTAATTTTCCAAGCCCACCTTGAGTAGTCTTACCAGCTCTTGGCGCCGCCGTATCCATTCCACTTTGCTGCGATGGGCCATTCATAATCATTTGATTTCTTAAAATGGCCTGCGGTTTTATTGAATTCGTAAATGGTTCACCAAAAAACAGGGTGAGCATGTTTCGAGTTTTGTTTGGTATCTTATTATTTTGTAAGGTTAGCCTATCTAATATTTCTACCTGCATTGTCTTATACATTTGAGGATAAACAACTCTTACCGCTTCAACGGATTTCTGCGAAAGAGTTCCATCCTTTATTTGCTTAAGAACTATCGTAGGGTTTTTAACGGCCTCATACCCCTTAATAAAGCTAGATATTTCTGTTTGGTTTGCTACCCACGGAGCAGATAGCGCGGCCTGTGGGGGGGGCTTTGGTAATATTTGATCTAAATAGTTTACAGCTCTTACATTACTAGCCATCACTGAAGCCGTTAGATTTGGGGCTGCGGATGACAACGCGTCTGTGCTGTCAGACAACACTCTAATAAACCTATCCGGGTTATTTTTAAGTTCCGTTATTTCATTCTGTAGTTTATTAAACTCTTCAATTCTTTTTTCTTTTTCCCCTTGTGGGCTTTTGTCTGAACGGGAAAAAGCACTCGACGTGACTAGTGGCAGAGCCTCTGCGCTAAAAATATCGGTCACCCCGGAGTCTATTACTTTTGCAGTGGCCCTAGCGGCATAATCAACCGCTCTTAGCGTAATGCTTTTGTCTATTTTTTCTACAACTAAATCCTTTAACCCCATTGTTTCCGGGATAAACTTGTTAGCCGCCTTTTTTAGCACACCGGAAGCAACTCCTCCAGAAAGGTGGCCCCCTTCTTTTAGTGAATTAAACATGGCCGATTCTTTTATTGCTTTTGAGGCTGACGTGGCTCCAGAAAATAAAGCCCCGCCTACAAACCCAGCTACCGCCCCCCTTTTTAATGCTGCCAAAGCCATTTCTCCAGTTAAATCCGTTTCTCCAAGATCGGATTCATTTACCTCCCTGCCCAGTTCATAGAGTGCGGTATCGACGGCAGATCCGCTAGCTTTTGCGGCGATGGTTTGAGCTGTCTTAAAAATTGGTGATGCCACTTCTGTGGCGGAAACTAAACCCTCTGCGGCACGGCCCGCCTTGGCTATTCCGGCTAATGGAGAAAATGGGAGCGCCAATTGCCCAGCTACCGAAGCCCCCTCTCCTATCATTTCAGATCCGGGGTAAAGTTCCTCTCTGGCCTCTCTGGCTTCTTTCTCAGTTATGGCTTTTAATATTTTTCCACCAACGATTGGAACGCCTTTAAGTACACCTTCCCCAAAGGCTTTTGCTTGTTGTTCTAAATCACCCCCGTATTTTTCTTCTATTTCTTGATATCTCAAATCCTTTGCAGAGGCTTCTTTATAACCCCCCAAAGTAATGGCTTGCTGTAACTGATCCGCATCAATGCTCACAACCTTGCCGGATGGATTAATTACGTTAACTGAATTTGAGGTTTCGCTAGCCATTATTTGGTTTTTGCCGGTGATTCTTTAATTGGTTTGTAACCGTGTATACCACTGCGAAGCTTTCTATCAACCTCTGCCTGTTCTGCCGCAGAGGCGTTGCTGAGCACCTTAAACGCTTCTCTTGAATTAAGGGATGTTGGGTCACCGCCAACGGCCTTGGTGAACATCTTTAAACCTTCTTCGGTAACACCGCCCTTAACTGCTCCCTGCTTTTTTATTCTTCTTGCGATCCTTTCTATTATTACCTTTGCGGCATCGTGCTGTTCCTTTGTATCAGTTCCGGGGATATAAGATGCCGCGGTCTTAAAAACGCTGTAGTCCTTTATTCCTCCAGCGGGGGTCTTTTCAAACATACCTTTCAGTTGGTCAAAATCACTCATGTTAGCTTCGTGTTCTATTAATTCGTCGTTTAGCTTTTGAGCTTGTTCTTTACCGCCCATATGGGGTCCGACTATCTGTCCACGCCATTTTACTGCGGAGGGTGCTGTGGCCGCTGTAATTCCACCAGGCTGGTCTTTATAAACTGCATTAGCGGCAGCGGTTGCGTCTCTTTCCTGCATCAACTTTTCTATTTCTACGGATGTTTTGGCGGCGTTTAATTTAGCGTTAACGTCTGAGGTTTTTGCTCCAGCTAATTCAACCTTTGTTTTTATCCCGGTTAACATGGCCGTTCTAAGTCTATTTTCTTCCTCATCCCAGTCAGATAGTTGCTTACCCATTTTTTCAAAGTTAGCTTTTTGTAGTGCAATATTTTGATCCATTGCTCTGTTAATAACTTCCAATGCGGGGTTAGTGGCTGATTTAGTTAGCCCCTGCCCAATACCTCCCAAGAGAATGCTAAACCCAGCAAGCATTTGGTTTAATGCCTTTCCGCCTGATCCACTTCCGAACGCGCCGGTTTCCCATATCTTTTCCGGGTCTATCCTACCGTTCCTATAGTCAGTTTCTAATTGTTTTCTGTTTTGTGTTCGCTGCTCAAATTTTCTGTTCCAATCTAAAATGTTATTGTGATATGCAGCTAACTCTTTTTCGGCTTGGGTAAAGGGTGTACCCGGTTCACGTAATGGCTGAGCCGGTGCGGGCGAGGCAATTTGTTGAGTCGTTTTTTCTGGAGCAAAGGGCGCCGCGGGCCCTTGTTCTGGCCCATATGCTTTAGATATTTGATCTCCAACCGGGGCTTCTGATGCAGGCGGGGGAATCTCAGGAACTTTTTTGTCCGCAGGGAATACGTAACCGAACTCAGACAGCTCTTTTTGTAATTTTTCTTTCCCTGCCGCATCCGCGCTTGGAAGTAGCCTTAGTATTTGAGGCACCCTACCTGGAAAGTTTGCGGGATTACTCGGATCGGTTAACTTATCCCGATCCTCCTTCAATTTCGCTACGTGCTGCGGGTATTTAGCCCCATATTTTCTAAGGGTTTCGTCTATTGATTTAACCGCTGCTGAATCTTCATTAAACATCGGTGCGGGTGGGGCTTCTGGATCGGCCACGGGAGCCTCGGCACTTACTGCACTTGGGTCTTTCGGTGCCTCCATTGGAGCGTCGGAAGTGGGTTGCTCAATAGCACCGCTGCTGGCCATTTCTATTCCCACTGCCCTTGGTAGGGAGCGTAAAATGTTATGGGTATTTTCACTCAATCCTTTTTTTGATACTTCTATCTCTTTATCACCGCGCCAAATATTAAATACATCATCCTTTTCAGATAGAAGCATTGCGCTGCTTGGATCTAAATTTTTTTCTTTATCCATTTGCTAAACCTTTCGATTATCAGTAACACATACAATTCGGATGAGGCTCCCCATAACTTTTACATGCAGAATTCCGGCAGGGTAGGTTTTCGGCATACCCACCATCCTCATAACTTTGTACTACGCCACCGCAGTTTTTGCATACCGATCCGCCATGAGACAATTCTAGTTCGTCCCCGGCAACACCCTTCTTAGAGGCAACAACATCACCGTAGCTTTCAACGTCACTTTCCTTGTGTTTATTAATGGCATCTATAAAAGCCATTGCCTTTTTAGGGTTGTCCGCAATTGATCTGGGTATAACAATTTCCCCTGGTGATAGTATCGCGTGAACCTTGTCGTTTCGCGGAGAATCTCCGTCGACAGTAGGTATACCCGGAACTAATCCCCCACCCTTCATGAGGGCAGTTAAAAATCCCCTCGAATCTTTAGAGTGTCCAGACAGGTCATCCACTTCTCCGCCGGAGTTATATCCAGGCCCCATCACCGCGCCGCCACCAGATCCGCCACCAGCACCGCCACCAGCACCGCCACCAGCACCGCCGGTAGCAGCCTTAGCACCCAAAGATCCAACCGCTCCAATTGTGGAACCAATTAACCCGGCCCTATTAGCGGCAGAGGCTTTTCCGATACCGGCACTGATTTCTTGTTGCTGCCCTTGTAGTCCGCCCAACATCCCAACGCCTTGTTGATTGGCTAAGGCTTGGCTAACATCTTGTTGCCTTAAGTTTGAAAGAGCCCCCCCAAGCTGTCCTCTAGCACCCAATTGTTCCTGAGCCCTTAAAAGACTTCCTTGCTGCGCTGCACTAGCTAAATTTGCGGATTGTCCTTGAGACGCCATTCTTGCCGCAAGAGCTGGGTTAATTCCCCTTCCCGCAGCGGATTGTGACGCGGCGGATTTGTTAGCTTGCTGAAATGCAGAATCTTGTTGAAGCTGAGCCGCTGACGGGCCTTGCCCTTGAGATGCGGCGAGTAATTGCTGGATATAATCTTGTTGTTGGCCCCTAGCTTGATCGGCACCACTAAAAGAACCGTTCATTCTTCCAAGCGCGTCCGTAAGCGCGTAGCTGTAATTGGCTGGGCCAACACCAGGCGGTAAACCCATTGCTCCGCCGGAAGCGTCCGTAGCATCCCCCGCTAACTTAGCGGCACCTAGTCCCAGCGCTCCACCAATCAGTCCTGGTAATCCCATTTTATAGCTCCTTTAAATATAAATTATACGGTTCTTCTGTCTTAAAACCAAAACGTTCGCCGTAGTGCATTACTGTTTTGTTAACTGTCATAAAAACCAATCTTTTAACGCCCACTTCTTTTGCTTTATCAACCGCCGATTGAATAACCATTGCAAGCCCCTCACTTCTAACTCCAGGCAGCTTATCTTTATTAGATACCAACGCCTCTAGAAGTCCAATGTCCCCGTCTGTTACATAAAGTAATAGTGAGCAAACATCCGGCACTATGAAGCCGTTCTTCGGGAGCTCCTCGGCTGTTAGCTGCCTACATTTTCTGTCCACCAACCACTGATTCACTTCTTTTAAATCATGCAATGTAAGTTTACGGGCTTCCATTACCCAAAGCTCCGAGATGCTGGGAGTCTCATCACTCCACCCTCAACACCAACCTCAAAAGCTAAACCAGACAACGAAAAACTCTCCCCAATAGTCCCGGTATAAACATCTTCTATCGTGATTTGAATCGTTTCACACTTTTGAATAGTAGTGAAAATTCTCCATTGGTAGTTCTGAGAATTCGCAAAGCTTATTCCCCCAAAAACATTGTCCGGGCTATCTGTTCCATACGGGGTTCCCGATCCGAAAGTATTGGTAGAATCTAAAATGGTAGCCGGGTTAAATTCAACGGTCTGAAAAGTATTGGGGTTGAAGTCATACTGTATGCTCACCCTAATTGCGTGTGCAGAGACGTAATCCCCGAGTATTATAAGCTTGTAAACCCTTTGAAATCCCTGAAGCCCGGCAAATGAAAGCCAAGACGTTTGCATTTTTAATGGGATGTACTGCCCGTTATCACTGAAAGAATCATCTTCCTGAATCAATTCTCCGCTGGATAGAATCCTTGTATACGCGTTGTTATAATTGCTAGCGGAAACGGATGTGTAGTTTTTGTGAACCATCCATTTTCCGATGAACCAATCGTAAACTATGGCCACGTTACTACTTAGGACAATCCTGATTTCAGTAGAGTCCTCCATTAACGTGGCGCTTACCACCGTATCATTGTTATAAGCCTCTACGTCTGCGCCTATGTAGGTAGCGTTTAGGGATCTATCGATTAGGTACCAGCCCTGAAGGGATTTAAATATAGCTCCGTTTTGAAACCCCACAACACTTCTGGGCTCCGCTGTTCCTACTGCCGAAGGGATTTGAGATGCCGGGGTAAAGTCGTTACCCGAGCCAGTAGCGTTAGGACCATCGCCAACAAAGTAAAAAAGAGACGTTGGCTTAAACAGCACACACTTATCGTCGATTTGCGTTCCGGTAACCACGTTCCCGTTAGATGTATTGGCTTGGTAAGTTAAAAACTGTGAAAATTCTATGGGGGTGCCGGGTATTCCTTGAATCTCAGATTTAGAATACCAAAGTGTGTTTGGTGTTTCAGAGGGAACTATGAACACTCTATTTCGATACTTAAATATTGCGCTCGGCGACGGCATCGGGTCATTGTCTAACTCTCCACCCGTTGTATATAGCTGCGGGTAACCAGTTCTTCCGGCACCGGCATTGTAGTTATCCCTAACAGTAAGCATTTTATTTGAAGGGACTGCGGTTAATCTATAAAAAATACTTCCATTTTTTTCAGTTCCATAAATAGATAAATATGTGGCCGCACTTTTATAAGAAAAAGAATTGGGGTTAATTAAAACGTCCACTTCGTCCTTGGCTGATGAAAATACGACGGTTTTTATTTCCGAGGCGGCGCTTTGATGAAAGTTGTTCTGGGCGTCAAACCATTCGTATACCAACACCCATTGGTAAGTCCCGGTTTGAAAGTAATTGGTACCGGCCCCAGTAAATCCAGTTATGCGCTGCGGGGGTTCTGGAATGGTAAGAAATCCATTCTCAACAAAAACATCACCGTCATAGTGGGACAAAAACCCACCTGTAATGTGTGCTTGCGTAGCCGTTTCCACGAATTGTAAGTTGTTTGAATTGGCAAAATCTAGGGTGACTATATTAACCCCGTAAGAAAAAGCAAATCCCCCTGATATGTTAGGGTCTGAGCCCACGGCGGTTTCTTGTAGTATGGGGATGGTAATCTTAGTGGCGGACATGGTGATAACTTCAGGGACTGAGCCCATGGTAAAGGCATTGGTATTTACTCGATGGTCATATGATGAAAATAAATAGCCCGCCGCAATTCCACCTAAGCCAACTTTTGCCAGAATATTACCAAACTCATTTACAACAAATCCATATCCCTGACTGTGCCCGTTATACCCGAGCATAATACACACCGTGCTTACACCATTGAGAGTATAGCTAAATGGTTTACTAATTATGCTGGCACTGTTTTTAAGGTCGAATACCGTGGCTAAAGTTCCAGAGCTTGTGGCGTTTTGTCTATACGCGTGATTGGTATACAAAAATCCTACGTTAGAATCGCCGGCGGTGTACACCTGCGAGATATCATAAAATATTCTGCCGCTTCCAGCGCTAACTATCATAGCAACATTTTCAACCCTTAGCGTGGCTGACGTTGCAGCAAAGTTAGTTGACGTAAGCACGTCATTTAACTCGTTATCGACAATAAAATATTTAGCGTTGTCTGTCCCGGTTGGAACGTGCGCTACCCATACTTGATTAAGTGATGTATCGGCGGCGGTAGCTATACCAAAGGTGCAGTCTTTAGATGCAAACGTCCTATTAATTCCGTTTGTCAGCCCTGAATCTATTAACTGAGTCGTGATGGCCCCACCGCTGGTATAGAAAGACACGTAAAGAGTGTTATTTAGTAGGCATACATCAAACACGGATGACGTAGTGTTAATGCTAGAGCTAACGACGGCGGCTGTTCCGATACCTGATACCCCTAGGGTTGGGTTGAGTGAATCAACGGCGGTTCTATATAAAACACCCCCGAGTACATAGAAAATTACTAGGTAATCCCCAATGGCAATTGTTTTTATTCCTGTTAGCCCAGTTAATGCCTGCGGGGTTACGCCACTAATAGATGAGCCCGTATCTGCGTTAAATAATTGGTAGTACGACCGAGTAGTAGCGTCTATCCATGCTACTAAGCGGATATTATTGGCTACACAAGAATCAAAATAGGAAATATTTGACCCACCTGTTATGGATGAGCTGCTAGAAATTGCGCACGGGTCATAAAGCAAATTAGACTGAGAGGAGTTAGATGTTTGGTCAATAAAGACGGAGTCGTCAGCGTTATATTTTTTGATTGCTCCTGATCCGAAGGCCAGCAAGTCCTTTTTTTTGGTTACAAACCCGGTGCAGGTAGTCCCAAAGTTAGCTAGCTGAGTAAAGCCATTCCTTTTTTTGTACTTTCCTATTTTCTTAAGGGAGCAATTCTCTAACGTAAGCATTTTTCCGGGCACAACTTGCTTGGGATCTGTCTTGGTGTCTAAACCATCCCCAAGTTGAATTGGCACAATTTGTTTTTGTAAGGGCATTTATTCCTTTAGTAATATTCGTAAACAATAATAAACCCCGCTGCACCAGACCCACCAGCGACGGTGCCCGCTGCACCCCCGGCACCAGCAGCTCCAACGGCATAAGCATATGTGGCCGATAGAGACGAAATTGATGCCGTTACATATCCCCCGGCACCGCCACCAGAACCGGCATCGGTTGAGCCGACACTACCCGCGCCTCCACCACCAGATCCGCTATTTGTCGCAGCTGCCTGCCCAGCAGAAGCACCGGCGCCTCCGCCGCCTCCGCCGCCGAAATAAGAATTTCCCCCGGTACCGCCGGGTGCGGAAATGGCAATCGTAGTATTTGCAAGCCCCGAGCCTCCACTTGCGCCGGCAATCGCCAATCCCGTTTGACTACCTAGCGAAGCCGCGCCGCCCGCACCACCAAGGCTTGCGCCAACATTTCCACCAACGCCTCCACTAGCCGTCATCCCAGCAAAGGTAGAGTTCCCCCCGGTAGCACCGCCATTGGATGTTCTCGCTGCACCGCCACCTCCACCGCCAACCATTTCAACAACTATGTAAATTGGAGATGGGAATGTTGGTGTTGTATATGTACCTGAGCTAGAAAGAAATTTTTGAATAGTGGGGGCAGTATTACTTGGAAGTGTGGCCCACGATGGTAGTCCGGTAGCAACCTTTAGAACCTGGCTGGAAGTTCCAATTGGCAATTTAGATAAAGCAGTTGGGCTAGAAGCGTAAAGAATATCCCCGGCTGTATAGCCACTTAAGTTAGTTCCACCCCTTTGCACAGCTAAGGTAGTCTCTGAACTCATGACGCCTGCGGTATCGTTAATTAAAACTAAGCTTCCGCCGCCTGACGCTAGTTTACTTCTAGCGATAGCTGCGGATGTGGATACCCCCGCGTTAGAAATCTGCACTCCGCTGCCTGGAGCGTGAGAGTGAGAGTCTACAACTTGAAAGGCTTGGTTAATCATCGTGGCCCAAGCCGGTCCAGTTGTGCTCCCGACTACTGGTAAGTCCAGTCCCATGTTAGTCGTAGCGGCAAATAAAACCGTGGACACCGCCACTAAAACCCCTAATCCGATTAGAACTTTCTTCATTACTTCCCCCTAAAAAACATAAATTGTCACCGTTGCAATTGCCGATGAATTCAAAACCAAAGTATTTGCAATGTCAGTATTAGAATCTTGTTTATCATATATTGTAGCGGACGCATTTTGTAGGGTGATTACCCAACCAACCAAGTCTCTGCCTAATTTATGATTAATTGTGTTATCCCCACTCGCCAAAACCACGTCATCTAGAAAGTTTCCCTGTAAAAAGGGTAGGGCTAGGATGTTATTTAGTTTTTGAGCGAAGTTATCTTGTAGTTGATTGAGTATCCTGTCATCGGTGTTTAGGACTGAGACTTTTCCTAGGTTTGCCATCTAATTTCCCCATGTCCAAGGGCCTCCGCCATACTGCCATACGTCTGAACCCCTGCTATCACTAACCGTCTGTGGGTTACCGGCATCCCTATTAGCTGCGGCTGATTCAATGCGAGCAATCAACGCCTGCTTTCTTTGTGACAGTGCAGAAACGTCCAACTCTTGCTTTATAAGAGCCCGGATTGCTGCATCAAGACAAAGGTACTCTTGCCATCCAGAAATTCCTTTCACTACGTCAGTATCTGCGCTTAGTTCTGTGAGGATTGGAATAAACCACATTCTAAAGTTCTGCCCAGAGGTTGGGGTAGGCGTTAGAAATAGGGTGTTACCGGCTAATCGATAACGAACATTGGTTATTCCATAGAAGCTTTGGAAGTTTGGGACTGCGTACCTATTCCTTTCAGTGAACATGAATGGTCGAATAGTCACCCACGAGTCATTGGAATTACTTAGCTGTAAATCTAGTCCCATGAATTTATAAAAATTACTTGGGAGAGTATATTGCTGAGTAGTTCCGTCTGTCGTGAAGGAATATGGGGCAGCCACGTAATAATCATCCCCGTACTTTTGAACCAATAAATCATACAGCTCAAAGTAAGCGAGGTTTATATAGGAGTTCCACTCTGCATCGGTAACGAAATTAGAACTGACCATGTCTGCGTACTGCTTTGACAGGGTTCTAATTTCGCTTAGGGTTGCCTGACTTAAGGTGGACATTTAGACCTCCCCTAACATTCCCTCTTCTGGTGGGCCTTGATCTTCGTCACCTTCCATGCTTTCACACATTAACCAGCAAGACTCTAGAGCATCTGCCAACGCTTCGGGGTCATTTTCTTTAATAGCTGCCAAAACATCTTCGGCGCAGGAGACAAGTCCCATGCGCGCATCCATACTATCTTCCATATTTTCCGGCATGTCTCCACCCCCAATTATTACAAGAGTATTTCTGTTCTTTAAATCAGTAGGCGTCATTAGTACGCCGTCGAATTACCCACTACGATTTTAAGACGCAGTATTTCACCACTGGCAGGATCGGCAACCGCACCATTTACATAGTCGCCGGTCTTGAAAGTGATAACGCCGGGACTGGCTGTAATCGAATTAGTCGTTACGTAAATAATCGGTCCCACTGGAGCGGCACCCGATGCGCCGGAAGTATCCCAGCTACCAGAAAAGTACAGAAGCTTAACCCACGCATCTTGCAGGGTAAGCACAAAAAGCCCCGTACTAGTACGAGACACACTAGCGACACCTTTAAGGGATGCGCTTGTCACATTCGAAGTGGCTAGAGTAGGTGCTCCAGACGCTCCGAAAGAGATTTGACAGAAAATAGAGTTTACTTCTTTTTCAAATGTTTTTGAAAATTGATTAGTCCATCGATTAGCCATTTGTTTCTTTCCTTTTCCCTTATGGGACGGGCGGATTACTTATCGACTTCGCCCCCTGTCGATAAGGACTCACTTCACTTTGAAGCAAATCAGTTAGTGCCAGCCCGATTGCTGACTATCAGGTAATGCGATTGGCAGTACCTTTATAGTCGACGCTGAGCTGTACAAAGTTGTTCCGTTATCAAGTAAAACATCCGCTCGTACACTGTATGTCTGTGAACCGACTTGCAGGGAGTTCCCATAAGCGGGATAGATACTCGGCGCATGGAAGATAAAATCAATCGGCTGCATAGTAAGCGAGCTACCGAAAAGATTCGTCTGTCCAGGCGTGTACCTATTCGCTCCAGGTCCAAGATACGGACTACCAAAAGCAAATGATGTTGTGGAACTTCCGGTGTTTGTAACCCACACCCTTGGCACCACAGCTACAACACTCGCTCCAAGTAAGCTCGATCCCCCAATAGATGAAATAACAATGCTAGCACCAACTTTTCTTTCTATGATTGATGTAGTTGGAGATAAGTTTAGTACCGCACTGAAAGTCGGGTCCGCTGCATTTGCGATTACAGGAATGAGCAGGCTTATAATAACGATCAATGAATTTTTCATTAGCATGCTCCTAGCCTACTGCTGTGCTGCAGGAAAAGACACCGCAGAATTTACGGTAATTGTTGCCGCAGTGGGACTAAAAACAGATCCGTCATCCGAAGAGCAAAGCGCGCTAACGCTAAACCCATCTGAAAATGAACCTGAGGTCAGTGAACCAGATTGCGGGCCGTGAAACCGTAAATCAAATGTTTTAACTAAGGTGCCCCCCGCCGGAACTGACAGTATTGCGTTGGGTCCGGTGTTAACCGTTCCAATCGATACGCCGGAATTGTAAGTCGCTGCGGTTGCGCCAGTGGCAATGGCGTTACCCTGAATCCCGGTTATGTTTACCGCGCTCGCTCCACTATTAGAAACTGTAACGGAAGCGGTAAGTTTTTGTTCTGTCAGCACTGTGCTAGACGGTGATAAAGCAATTGTGGCTGTCATAGCCATATAAACCCCCTGTAAGAAAGGGTCCGGGGCCTAAACCCCGAACCCAGTCATAAATTAAGAAGAAAGCGAAACGACTGAATTCCAGCCGGGTGCGCGACATGACAGGTTCGCGTAATACCCAACTCGGATTTCTCCAGCGTCTGCATTCGAAATGCGAAGCATTTCTAAGCCGTCGCCATAACGGAGAATTTGTGGCGCATCGCCCAAACATTCAAGAGCCCACGTATCCATTTGGAGCAAATATCCAAGCGTTGCGGGGCAGCTTCGGTCTGGGAACACCTTAATTGTAGAGGCCGCTCCATTAACGAGCATCCCTCTAAAGGCAATTTCGGCTGTCGCTTTCATATCGACATACTGAACTTTTGTTCCGAGCGCCTTTTCTAGACCCGAATAGCTAGTGAAGTTGGTTACGAACACGTTCGGCTTTCCACCTTCTCTTGCTAACTGCGAGCTAGAGTCAATTAGGGCCTCCTCAATTGACTGGGCTGTACCCGAATACGGGAGCCCGGCCAAACGAACGGTGTCTACGGAGCGATTAACCCCGAAGAAACTGTCCGAAGATGTTGGGGCTGTGGCTGGTATCCAAGCCGAAAGTCCCTTAATCTTGGCGTTGTTATCCCCCTGCACTAATAGAAAATCAGCAGCAGTCCATCCCGAAGGTGATGCAGCTGCACCGCCTTGAGACGCGGCCACAGTGACTGTGCCAGCCTGTCGGTTAACAGCAACCACATAACCAAGCGCGGATCGCGGAGAAGCTCCACCGTCCGATGCATTGGCTTGTAGAACCTGGTTAATTTCAAACTGCACTACATCACCAGCAACCGTAAGCGTAATAACGCCCGTGCTGATCGATGAAATGGCACCGATTGAACCTGTTCCACTACGGAAAAGGGCCGATGCTAAAGACAGTGTGCAGGAACGAAGCGCCCCATCGACAAGAATTTTACTTCCTTCGAGAAAGGACATCTTATCCGTTCGGCTTGCAAGCATCGTCTGGTTATCAATGCTGGCTAAACTGTAATCCGATGCACGAGTCAAAAGGAAAGACTGAATCTGCATTGCGCTTTGATTGGCTTGCGCATTTGCAAATACAGACGACCGCCCTTGAGACACGCCGTTGATGATTGGGATGGGTTTATATTTTCCACCAAAATCTGTGTTTTTCTTCACCATGGCCAGAAGCGGATTGTCTGCATAGACCAAATCCTCAACTACTTGTCCTGAATATAGTTCTTTTAACGCAGCGTTCATCGCTGATAGATCGAGATATTGTCCCATTGGAACCCCCTATTAAATTTTTAGTGTCCCTCTAAGTACTTACCTAGAGAGTGCGGCGAGCGCCCGTTCCATTCTTTCCCGTTCCGTAGCCGGGGGTAAAAGAGACGGAGCACTAGACGTCATGTTATTGTTGAGTGTGCGTGGCTGCGCTTGTGTAGGTTGCTTCTTATCCCCGCCTTGAGGTTGCGGAGTTAACCTTGCGAGTAACTTTTTGGACCGTGCGTTTTTTTCTGCTAGAACTTCTAGTTCTTTTTCTACTAAATCGCTGCCTTCTTCAATCGATAACAGTCGCTGCGTGTCATCGAAATGCTTTGCGATTTTATTAAAGACTAGATGGTTCGCTTCGTTCAAGCAGATAAGTTCGTACTTATCCGAGTTACTCTTTGTATAATCTCTTATTTTCCCTTGGAATGCACTAGCTGTTTCTTCTGCCCGTGCTTTCTTTGACAATTCAGCATCTTCCAGTGCCTTTGCTTCCCTAGAAGCTGAGTCTGCACGCATTTGTTCTATTAGCTTAGATAGGTGTTCTATCTTTTGATCTGGTCCATTAGGCATTTTTCCGGTCAATTGAAACTTTGTTAGGTCATCATAGTTAGTCCCAAGAACATCTAGTGCGTGCGTGGGGTTGTCCCTCACCTTTGCTTTTAGGGTTTCAAATTCTTCTATCTTCTTAAGCTTTAGTTCTATTTCTGCTCTATCTGCTTTGTTTTTTTGATCCTGCGCGAACAATGCCTTTTCTTTCTTTGCAAGCATGGCAAAGCGCTTAGACATCTTTTCTTCTTCTTCTGGCTTTTCTTCTGGCTTCTCCTCTACCTTTTCCGGTTCTTTCTTTTCTTCCTTAGGGGCTTCTTCTGGCTTTAACGAGTCGGTCTTTAAATCAAACTTAATATCTTGTACTACGGCTGCGTTATCCACCTTGGTTATCACTTCCGGTTGAGCGGCGGCTGGGATGGGAACCAATGGGTTCTTTACGGCTGCTGCATCTAATATGGCCATGGCTTTTTCTAAACTCATTTATTATTTTCCTTTATGCAACCATTGGCTCTTGCGAAACCAGCGGGGACGGATTCATGGGGACTGGAGGTGCGGGCGGCTGCGCAGCCATTTGAGCTTGCATCATTTGTTGTTGAGCGGCGGCTTGTGCACCAGCGGATAAAAGGTCTACCTGATCCATGAACTGTCTTAAGAGATCCAACTTTTCTTCTTCTAACCCATTACACTTGCCTTGTGAATAATATTCTAGGGCTAACTCACTGCACAAATCTAAATTGTCTTGTGGTTCGGGAGCAGTGTAGGCAGACGAATTGTCTTTTTCAGAAATGACAACTTCCCCATTCTCTAAAATCACACCATTAATCATCTTTTCTAGTATTTCATGAACGTAATTTTCTTGAGCGGTGGATAAGTTCCCTTCCTGTTCAAGATCCGGGAAATCTAATAGACGCCTTGCAGCGCGCGGCGTGATGAATCCGGCCTGCACATACTCTTGGACTTCTTGCAAGCGGCCTGCGGGGTCTTTAGATAAAGAGCTGACCGGGTAGAGTTGAAGCGTATATGAATCGTCTGGCAGGTCCACGTCCCCCCAATCGATAGTATCGATGAATTTCTTGCCAGGAACCTTTACCTCATACTCACCCTCATCCTCATAAACTGTCTTAGCTTCGGCTACACAGAGTCTAGCCGTATCTAATGCAAGCCTCTCAAAGTCTTGGCCCGTAGTCATAAACCTATCGGTTTCGATATCATTGTATTCGCGCAGAGCTTTTCCTGAGTCTAGTCCTTGCGGCTTTTTAGATGCGGCTGACAATTGAGATATCCCGGCTTGCTCGTATGCCATTTCTTTAAGGGTCATTAAATGCTGATATACCTCGGGTTGAACTATTGGAGGGGTGATGTATTGCGGGGGGGTGCCCGTGTAATTCACAATTGCGCCAATATCGTTGTTAAGGTGTTCTTTTACTATCTTGGAACTATTTTCTAATAGGACTTTAAAGCTGCCAGCCAAATGCATTGAGCGTTGAATGACCCACAAGAGTTTATTTATTTCTAATTGAATGTTTTGGAGTTGCTCTGCTAGCCCCTGCCCCCAAAAACCAAACAACCTTTTATTGTAATGTAAAAACGCAAAGGGAAAGCAGTCCCTCTCCCAATCAGAAATTTCCAAAACGTCTTTTGTAGTGCTAATAACCATCTTTCCGTCCTTGGCACCCGGACCACTGGGCAGATGCCAAGATTGTCTAACAGTCACAACATCAGAAATATTTTCATATCCGCCAATAGCGTCTGGAGAAACCTCATCGGCTTCCATGATCGCCTTTTTCTTTCCGGGGAACATGTCTAGCAGCATCGCCCGGTCCACGTTTTTCACCCAGTGTAATTGCCTGGGGTTACCGTAGAACGCCTCCACCTCATCCACATATAACTCAAGGGGAATGACACGTTCCATCTTTACTCGGCCTTGGGCATTGTAAACGTGGATAACCCCGGCATCCCATATACAGGCGTCTCTAAACACTTGCGTGGCGATTTTGTAATATTCATTTTCGTAAAAGATACCTTCACAAAACTTGTCTAGCTTCTTTGCTTTGCGTTGTAGTTTGTAATCCCCACCAGAAGTGAGAAACAACGGTTTTGGTTTATTCTTTGCAATCTTTGAGGTGAGAGTATCTACAACGCTTTGTACGACGTTGTAAGAAATTCTATCTTTCAATGCATTTTGTACTGAAGCGACCTTTGAATAGGTTATTCCGTTTAATCCCATTATGCTCAAATTGCCGTATAGCCTTGTGGATAAAAGGTTTTGCGTTAGTCTTCTAGATTGATGAGTGTTTAGAAACAGAGTAACCCCGTTTATTGCGGCTGGTATCTCTTCCTGCTTTAGTTTCCACCATTGCCTATCATAAGAAATGGGACCGCGTTCGGTTCCTGTACCACTAAAAGAAGTGTAATCAATCATGTGGGCTCCTTATCCGGCATGTAATCAGTTGACCACAGCTGGAATTGATCTTCTGTGGGCATCCCTTGTGTGAGTGTTGGAGCGGCAGAACCGTTATCGCTAGGGCGAACAAAGTGAGCGGTTTCTTCTGCGAACTCTAAATTCAAATCCCCAATTATGCATTTCTTTATATTATAAGACTTTGCTATTTTACAAAACTTTTCAAATTCTTCTGCGCTTATTGCCATTCGTTTAGGCTTTCTATCGGTTGACTCCACGGGTCCATCTCCTTTTGTTTCGTAAGCGCCTCGATCGCCGCCTCTTCCATGCGCTCCTCTTCTTTTTTAAACCATTCCGGCGTTCCAGGAAGAATCTTTTCAGGTTCCGCCTCATAAAGCCAATGAAAGCTTTCACGAAATGCGTAAAGCGATGCGTCAAGAATATCAGAATGGAAAGAATCTTTGATACGCAGCTTCTCATCTTTGTATTCAGGGTCTTTGTCCCATTCGAGTAAAGCGGCGTCCTGAGCAAATCGGGAAAATTTACTTGCATAGAACCTCCCTGTTCTGAGGGCATCGTTTAGTAGTTCAATGAATTCAAATTTGCGGGCCTTTTCGGCTGGCTCTATCATGATAGCATAGCGAGTGGTTATTTCTTCCGCGATTTTCTTTCCGAGGCCCCCTGTATCCATAACGATTTTATCCGGTTTGTACTTGTGATTCATCTCATAGATTTGTTTCACAAGTTCTGTAATCCCTTGCTTTGCTGTAACTATTTCCTCGAATAGGTAGCAGGCCCGAAGCCTTTCATTGTAGCCTAAAACTGCGATTGCATCCGAGTCGTCAAATCCAATATCAATCCCAATGACAAACCGCCAAGGACTAACAGAAATATGCTTAGGATCAGAAAAGTCATAGTGGTTCGAACTAGGGTTGTATTTAAAAACGAGCGAATTTGTATCCACAACCCACTTACCAAAGCATTCCCTTTGAATGGTCGGGTCATTTAGTCCGACACCTTTCCGTTTAAGTTCTCGCTCAATGAGTTCACTAGCATTTTTCCCGGACTTACGGAGAAGCCATGGATTCTCTGACATTGTCCAGGCATGATGAGACCATTCTCTAGACTGCGCACAGTCATAGAAAAATCCCGATGGCACAGGTCCAGGCGTACCAGTGAGGCATAGTGTTCCCGAATAATCGAATAGAGCTTTAGAGATAACCTCATCCACGAGATTTTGTATGTAAGGGCGAAATGACTGGGCCTCATCGATATTGCAGAGATAAATAGGAAGGCCTCTGAATTTTTCGATTTCCGTTTTATCTGACGCGCCAGACGCATAGATAACAGACCTATTCGGAAACTTGATGCTAAGTTCGGATTCATTTGCCTTACCGCCTAACTCGAACCGTCTATTGATTTCACACAGTTCGGGCCAAATAATGCGTTTTGCATTGGCCCTTGAAAGTGTGATGTAAAGACAAACAACCCCTTCTCTTTGTAATGCGGAGTGGATGAGATAGGCGGCTGCAGCAATCGTTTTTCCAGCGCGTCTAGAACATACTGCCGTTTTAAAAGGGGCGGGATCTTTAATGAATTCGAGTTGTTTATCAAAGCAATAATCCTCTAGGCAGAATTTTTCCTTTGTAAGTTTTGATACCGCGTCATGAAGCTTTGAGAGTTCCAGTAGTTGTATTGGCGTCATCTATGAGTACCCATTGTTTCACGTTAGTGAATGGAATGCCGATATGCTTCCCCTTGTGTTTCACGTGGAACCCTATGGTGTCACCTTTGGCACCAAGAGCCCAGTCAATGTCACACTTGAAGCGTTCGCTATCTATGCATGTAGTGACCGAACCCATTAAAGTAATTCCGATATGCGTTTCGATTTGTTTTATTTTCATTTTCTTCTCCTTAAAGAGCGTATGGATCGTATTTCATAGAAGGGTATTTCTTTAATATCCAATCTACGTCCCTTGTGAAGTGTGTAAAGAAGGCCCGAGATAAATCCAACCCACGTAAGAGGCTTCCCCCAACCCCCATATTTCTAAACGCTCGCTTCACAAAGATAAAGTGAATTATAGGGTCTTCTTTAGTCCCTTCAAATACTAGAAACCCTAGTATTATGTCTGGGTCATCGATTGGATGAGCCACTCGGACTATACCTTTACGGTCAAAAATTCTATCTATGATTGCGTGATGACGCCTGAAGTAAATATCGTGTGTGATGCGCTTAGCGAATTCAGAGCCGAATTTGTATGAGTTAAGCCAGGAAGCAAAGACGAACTCAAGGTCCGACTGTTTCAGGGATCGTATCTTGATTTGGTCTTTCAATGGCTTCGGTTGATTCTACTGGTGCAATTACTTTAAGTTCAACTTCTCTTTCAAGTCTACTTAAAACTTCTTTGAGCTTCTGCACAGCTTCTTCTTTGTTTTGGAACTTTGGCTCTTCACTAATTTTGAGTTCCCTGACAATCGGTCCTAAGACGCGCTCAGCTAAGTGTATGAGTACACGGTCAGAATTGTCCTTAATGCCGCGCTGAAGTAATTTATTCCAAATTAGATTGGCTAAGTCCTGCCTGCCCGCGTTAAGTTCTCCCGAAAAACGGTTGTAGATTGTCTGTGGGTCGCATTTGAAATGCGTCGCAATTGACTCAACGCTCCATTGAGCCTTTGATAAGTTTCTTACTTGCTCTGCATCAATCTTTAGTTCTGGTCTACCCATTAAAGGTACCTATTAAACCAGTTTAATGCACGCTGAGGTTCTGCGCTATCTAGTGCCAGGGCATGTGGGATTTCATACACATTACCATCAATTTCTATTTCGATTAAATCGTGTTCTTTAGCTCTGATTTCAACTGGTTTGCCTAGCATAGAGAGCTTATCTTCGTATTGTTTTTTCAATTTTTCAAAGCCAGGTATCATTTTGTCTTCCCGTTACTTTACTGTATCAGGTTTTTCTTCTTTTTCATTTAACCAGTAGTGCTCTGAACCGTCATAGAGCTTAACTTTTTTAACATGGTTATGTTCTATGAGGATGGTGATTATGCCTAGGTTAGGCATTTGAAATTTAAAGGCCCCGTCTTTAAGTATTCGGGACTCTTCTTTACCATATTCTTTAATAAAATCTTCTACTTGCTTACAGATATTCATTTAATTTTTTGTCCACAGGCATCACAGGTGGGTTTTTCTTCTTTCTCAGATGGATCTATTGTGAAGTTTTTAATTCCGAGCATATCAATTTGAAAGTCTGGGCCTAGGTCTTGTAGGTCTAGGTTTATAGCTTTTAGGTCTAGTTGTGCCCATGAAGCTATTGCATTTGTTGAAACCCCGAATGCGTACTCCTGCTCCGCATCAATAAAGTCTTGGTAGGTTACTGGCATTTTATCCAAACCTAATTTCTTTGCCGCCAAATATCTCCCCTCACCTGCAATTAATACTCCTGATAGATTGGAGATAACGCCCGGCTCTCTAAATCCCTGATATTTAATTATGTTTGCAAGCCTTTCTATTTGTTGTGTGGTGTGTTTGTTAGAGTTACGCGGGTTGAGTTTGATTTCTGAAATTGGGACGAGTTTAATTTCTTGTGCTTTTATATCCATTTTTTTTCAATGCTCTGATGATTGTTGGTACACAATATTCTAATGCTCCGGCTATCTCTTCTTGAGTTAAACCCAATCTCCAAAGGCTCAAAAGCATGTAGCCGTGTTTCGTTTTCCATGTTTTTCTCATTTTCCCAGTTTTGTTAGAATAGATATGCCCCTCGTTTGACACTGATACTGTGGTTAATTTTGGGTGTATTCTGATGTCAGATTGCTGCATGTGGTTACAAAATTTAAACTGTGATAGTATTTAAATCAATGGTGAAACCTCAGCGTGTTGTCAATCGCGGGCTTCTCGATTCTTTCCATTGTAAACCTTGTATTGTCTGCGGTTCAATTCCCTCAGATCCGTGTCATGTTAAGTCCCGCGGGGCGGGTGGGGATGACGCTTCGTGGAATGTGTACCCAAGTTGTAGGCGTTGCCATTCTGCGGCTCATCAAATGGGTATTGTTACATTTGCCCGGAAAAATTGGTCATTATTTGAATGGTTGTTGTTGTCTGGCTGGGAACTAACCGGGGGTAAATTTATTCACCCCCGCGAGTTACATCCTTAAATTCCTAATAACATTGTCCCTTTAAAGTCCGCCCGCTTTTACTTCGCGGTGACGTTGGGCATCTTCCTTTACGACTTCACGAAAAAACTGCATCTTATTGTCGTATTGTTCTGGGACGTATTCCCTGGGAATGGATTTTACGAATTTCTCTACCGTATTATCCCAGCTCGGTGGGATGACTATTGAGCCATAGTAATTAACTGCGCCATCTTCGCTTTTTCCACTAACCGCAGTGATCACTTCCCCGGTGCTGGCATTTATGAGTGCTAGGTATTGTTCGCAAAGCCCGTAGTAGCTCCACATGCCTTGAACCGCACCGCATTTAGTGGACGCGATTATGATGCTGCCAACGCCATACAGTTTTTTAAGTCTTGCATAGCGTTCCTTGTCGCCAAAGCGCTCGAAGGTATTTGCGGTATCGTCATCATGGTAGTTACTATATTTAGTTCCCCACTGATGATCCTGCTCTTTAACAACGGCTTTAAAGCCGGTGCCTCTATCGACGATAAAGAACTTATTTGTGGCAATGAGGGCTGCTTGCAATTTAACGTATTGCTCGCTGTCTATTCCCGACGGGTCGATTGCTGCCCGTAAGTCTGGCGATGTCCACCTGGTTATTTGTGGGGTTGAGCTACAAGCGATTAATTGTAAGGTCATTAGAATTTTAATCATGTTTTTCATATAAGTACTCCTTAAAAACTAGCCTACAACGCCGACTAGCGGGCTCTTAGTTCCAGCTAAGCTTTTTTGCTAGCCGCTCTTACATTAAATATTTCGGCTTCTTTCATTGTAAGAAACGGTGCCAAGGCGTTCTTATGAAGAACTCTTTTGGCCGTTGTTAAATCGAAATATTCTCTTTCCTGTATGGTTAGGGTGACTACTTGGTCATCGATTTCACAGACCGATTGCCCTGTTTCATGCATATAAGCCCTGATCGTATCTTTATGAAGTTGTAGCTGGCTTGTTAGGGCCTTTATCTTGTCTCGTAAGATGGCAAAGTCGTCTACTGACTTAGCAATGTCCTTGGGTATTTTATTGGATTTTTTCATTAGCTGGAACTCCTTGTTTCGGGCTTAATTGCCCACATCCAAACTATACTATCTATAACGCATTAAGTCAACCACATTAGCCTAGTAATAACGCATAGTTACGTAATTTCACAATCTACAAATTATAGCCTATAGCCTGATTCTGACCATGCTGGGATAAGGGTAAGGCCTTACTTTCGCGTCCTGGGGCATTTAAACGCACGTTGTCAAACATTGGCCGATTTTCCTTCCGCCTTGCTGCTTGCATCAACTTTCAACTCAATTTCCTTCGAAAACTCAGAAATGTTTGATTTTCCAAAGTATTTTTCAATTTCACTGTTTCTGTAGTTGAGTGTTGACGGTCCTGGGACCAGATTGCGATCAAGGTAGGTGTATAAGTTTTAGTCAGTGATAGGATATATTCGGGAAACATAGTTCGGATAGAAATGCTACGAGGGAGCCCCTGATAGACATAGTGTCTATTGGGGGTTTCTTTTTAAAACAATCGGCTTCCGATAATCCACCGCCACATCATCGTGTGATAGACTATACTGGCCTCCCCAAAAAATCCAATAAAACAGGAGTCGTTCATGAAGAAACCTCGGGTTCTTTTGTTCGACATCGAAATATCACCTTCGCTTGGTTATTCGTGGACCAAGTGGGAAACCAACATCATTGCCTATGCTAAGGAGTGGGAGCTTTTAAGTGTGGCGTGGAAGTGGGTGGGTGAGTCTAAGCTTTTTTGCCTTTGTAGGAAAGACTTTGATTGTAAGGACGATAAAGCTTTAGCGGTCCATATCCATCGGCTCTTTAATGAGTCGGATATAATTGTGGCTCACAATGGAAATCAGTTTGATATTAAGAAGTCCCGGGCTCGGTTCCTATACCATAAGTTGAAGCCTACTAAGATTATAACGTCGATAGATACGAAGCTTGTTGCAAAACGCTACTTCTCATTTAACTCAAATTCCCTAGATGATTTGGGCCAGCATTTAGGCCTGGGCCGTAAAGTAAAGCACGAAGGCTTTGACTTGTGGTTGAAGTGTATGGCGGGGGATAGCGAGGCATGGGAGAGGATGCGTTCTTATAATTTGCAAGACGTAGCGCTTTTAGAAAAGGTGTATATGCGGTTTTTACCCTATATTCAGAATCATCCTTCCATGGCTAAACTTCAGGAGAGAGAGGGTTGCCCTAACTGCGGGAGTTCCCACGTTACAAAAAAGGGTGTTAGGGGAAATGCCTCTGGGCTTAGGCAGCAAATGCAATGTCAGGCATGTTTTGGATGGTATCTAACCCGGTATAAGGTGATCGTGCCACAAAAAGAAAGCGCCTGACTTGCTTTTCAGCGAGCCAAGCGCTATAAATAATCAGCGACGATTAATTGGTTCTAGCCTATCAGCGTTAAAATCAATTATCAAGTCGCACATTAGAAAATCAACTGGGGTTGGGCATTGGGCGATTCTTTTTATATATCTAGGGAGTGGAGAGTTATCCGTTATGCAGCCATCCGTGCTAGTAAGGGATGTTGCTCTGCCTGTGGTAGAAGCCCACGAGAAGACGGTATTAAATTACATGTTGACCATATTAAACCAAGGTCAACACACCCAAGACTTGAGCTACTCATATCCAATCTTCAGATTCTTTGCGAAGACTGTAACCTTGGTAAAAGTAATTCTGATTGCATTAACTGGAGCAGACCAACCTCAAAACAATTTCATCAAGCTTTAAGAAATCCTCGTAAGATTAAAAGAGCACAAAAGAAAGCTAATAGACTTATTGAAACTCTCCATAGGTTGAATAAGGGATGTCAAATCAAACAACCATTTGTTCAAAGAACCATAATTAGGAAACAGGGAGTCAATCCTACGACTACGTCTTCGGATTGAATTTATTAAAATTAAAAAAGAAAAAAAAATAAAAAAAAGAAAAGCGGAAAATTCAGTTTTAATTATTTGCAGCGTAGGTCAAGTGGAAACTTTTTGGGTTAGGAGATTAGATACTTAGCACCGCAGCAATTTGATTGATAAATCGTCGATAAAATGGAATTAATCTAACGGGAGAGGTGTGTCTTGGGAATACTAGAACTTGAATTAACGCTTGGAACAGTCACAGCAAAGGAAGTCTATATTGCTGAATACGAAAGACGTTACAAAACGCAACCCGTGTTTATTAACGAACAAGCTGACCAGACTGTGATTAAAGACCTAATAAAAAAGGTGGGCTTAGACAGGCTTACCGACGCTATCAAAATATATCTTAGAATGAACGATGATTGGTTTGTGAATAAAAACCATAGTCTTAGGTGCCTTCAGGATAACTTCGGTAAGGTAAATGCAAAGCTAGCCAATGCCCCCGCCAGAACATCAAATGAATTGCGCGTATCTTCTTATTATCTTTGCGACAAATGTAAGAAGACTTTTGCCATAAACTGGGATGGAAAGAACATTTTTCTTCCACCGTATTATTGTCCAAAATGTGCTTGACGCCATAAATTAATCGTCTTATATCGATTGTAGTTTTAACAGTATTGCGACCAGTTTGGTGTTCTTTTCGTTGTTGTTAGGATGACATGAACGAAAGATATGGCTCCCGAGGTAAGCAATACGCCTCGGGGGCTTTTTTATTTGTAGAAGGAAAACATGGAAGCACACTTAGCCTACCAATCTGAATCTGTTGGAAAGTTGGCCGTCGCTCTTTGTAAAGTTCAGGCAACTATGAAGCCGGCACTTAAGACGGCTACTAACCCATTTTTTAAATCACACTATGCAGACCTATCAGGGTGTCTTGAAACAGCGTTACCCGTTCTGTCCAAAAACGGTCTTTGCGTTATTCAAACAACTGACAAAAACCTTTTAGTTACAACACTTTTGCATGAGTCCGGTGAATGGATTCGTGGCTGGTATCCACTCATAGCCAAAGACAATTCCCCACAGGCAATGGGAAGTGCCGTTACCTACGCAAAGCGCTATGCCCTTTGTGCAATAATCGGTCTGGCAACGGAAGATGATGATGGCCAAAGGGCTGAGGTGACCATTACACACAAAACATACAGTGAAGCGGTGCCCACGCAAAATACCGACCCTGCAAAGCCTAGTAAGAAACAATTAGATTACATCGCATCCATAGTAGAAGGCTTGGGCTGGACTGCTAGCGAAACGTCTGACTGGTTACAAGAGCAATACGGTACCCCTACACGCGCGGGACTTACGAATTTCTTGGCTTCTCAGGCTATTGAAAAACTTAAGGGCTTATCAAAATCAAGGGGCACAATGTGAATGAAGACATAGACCAAATATTTGATGCTTTAAGGGAAATTAAAACTAGAATTACAAACGTAGAAAATCTGGTAATGGCACAAATCAGAACGTCTTATCTAGACGGATATGAAACAGCCCTTAATAACAGTCTTAAAAAGATTGAGGACATCGGCGAAGATAAAATAGGGGGGTGAGCGTGAGAATGTTTTTTAAAATGCTACTAATGCCGTTCGCATTACCAATATTTTTCGTTTACTGGCTGGTAAGTAAAATAGACAAGGACCTTTTTAAAATAGAGGGAACAAATGGGGATCGACTTAGATAAAAGAATCTTTGGGGTTAGCGTGTACTCTTGGCTTTTGTTCCTCATCGTTGTTGCAGCTCTTGCCGTTCAAGTAAAATACCCGAACCCAGACACAGAAGAATTTAAAGCCCTAGACACCATTGTTGAACCTATCAAAAGCGAGGCACCACTTGGAAATAACTAATCCGTCTGAAACATTAACAGCCCTACGAGAATGGGAAGCCACTCAACCAATAAGCGACTGCTGTACGGGTGGGCACTTCCTACACAAAAAAATTAATGCCGGACGCATGGGATGGCGGCCAAGACTAGACGAAGATGTCTGCCAAAGGGAGTTGGCCTGGAGAAAGTACGTGCGCTTAAGAGACAATAACGCAACTTGGCCGAGCAGGTTCTTTGACATAATTAATGATGACGATTTACCGTAAAAACAAAAAAGGAGAAAATAAAATGAAATACCTAATTCTATTAACGATACTAGCCGGATGTACCAATGCCGGTCCACTCGATTCAGCTATGGAAAAAGCAAAAGAACAAGCCAGAAACGCAGTCGATCACTATAAGCTCGTTAGCGTTCAAGACGGCGATACCACCGAATATACATTAGTGAGAAAATGAAAGACTTCGAAAAAATGGTGCTCACTCTATCCGTAGTACAAACCATTGTAATGGCCCTTACCGCCTCAGTAGTGATAGTTCACCTGACTGCCTTGGTAGATGAAATATACATTTCAAAAACCCTAGGCAGGCAGCTATGGAACAAAGTTGATGCGCACCTGAAACATATGCACACCGATTGCTCTAAGTGATTTACTACCAAATAGTTATGGGGCTCGTGGCTAAGGGTCTGTTGTTTTGGTTTGTTGCCTGTGTTGGGATTTACGTCATGTACCAATATGAACATAAAAAGGAGCGATAAAAAATGAAAAGACCATATGTAATAGTAAGAACCTATTCTGCCGGGGTATTTGCCGGAAACTTGGTTTCTAAAAAAGGCAAAGAAGTGAAACTAAGCAATGCTAGGCGCATCTGGTATTGGAAGGGGGCCGCATCTTTAAGTCAGCTTGCAATGGAGGGGGTGAAATGTCCCGATGAATGTAAGTTTGCTATGCCTGTTGACGTTGAGTTAACCGAAGCAATTGAAATCCTAACTACAACCAAAGCTGCAAAGGAAAATATAGAATCGGTGAAAATATGGAAACAATAATCGGGTATGGGTCCGGATATGGGTTTGGGTATGGGTCCGGGTATGGGGACGGGAATGGGGACGGATATGGGGACGGGTATGGGTATGGGTCCGGGCATGGGGACGGGAATGGGGACGGATATGGGTCCGGGAATGGGTCCGGGAATGGGTCCGGGAATGGGTATGGGTATGGGGACGGGGACGGGTATGGGTATGGGTCCGGGCATGGGGACGGGTCCGGGCATGGGAACTAGAAAACAAATGATCGATGAGTAAGTTTGCTATGCCTGTTGACGTTGAGTTAACCAAAGCTGCAAAGGAAAATATAGAATCGGTGAAAATATGGAAACAATAATCGGGTATGGGTCCGGATATGGGTATGGGTCAGGGAATGGGTCCGGGAATGGGTCCGGATATGGGTCCGGGTATGGGGACGGGAACGGATCCGGGTATGGGTCCGGGTATGGGGACGGGAATGGGGACGGATATGGGTCCGGGTATGGGGACGGGAATGGGTCCGGATATGGGTATGGGTCAGGGGACGGGAATGGGGACGGGTCCGGGAATGGGGACTAGAAAACAAATGATCGATGAGTAAGTTTGCTATGCCTGTTGACGTTGAGTTAACCGAAGCTGCAAAGGAAAATATAGAATCGGTGAAAATATGGAAACAATAATCGGGGACGGGTCCGGGTATGGGTATGGGGACGGGGACGGGTATGGGTATGGGTCCGGGTATGGGGACGGGTCCGGGTATGGGGACGGGAACGGATCCGGGTGTGGGTATGGGTCCGGATATGGGTATGGGTCAGGGTATGGGTCAGGGGACGGGTATTGGTCAGGGAACGGATCCGGGTGTGGGTCAGGGGACGGATATGGGTCCGGGAATGGGTCCGGGCATGGGGACTAGAAAACAAATGAAAAAACTTAAAGCCTGTCCATTCTGTAGACGAGTACCAATCATTGGTCCATGTATGCTCAGACTTTTTGGGGGCCATTATTGTATCCTTTGTGTTAGATGTGGCTGTCAGGGACCTTTTTCATTAGATAAAAATATTGCAATTAAACTTTGGAATAGAGAGAAAAAGAGATGTTGCTAAAAGATGTAATCAATTACTTGAAGAACACGAAAAAACTTTATACGAAAAAAACCAAATCCTAGTAAGGGCATTAGAAGAGGTCATCTGCGCTGATAAAATGTTAGAGACTTTTTCAATAACAATGCAAATGAGGCGAAACGCCAACTTAGTTTATCGTGTCCCCCGGTTTTGCTCTGAAACATGACTTTCCCAAAAGACACTGTACAGACGTTACAAAAACCGGGGGCGCGGCCTTATAAGGTTCAAACCGTAAACTAAGGTAAACTTGCTATAAATGAAGTACTAGGTTTTCAACGTTCTAAGCAGAAGTTCTTTCAGGCCTGCCTTAATCTCTGTGATGTCATCCTTTAGTGGTGAAATAGTTGCCTGAAAGAGTTCTAACGAAACAAGTTTTTCCATGTCCTTTTCTAGGCGATCAACCTTATTACTCAATATCCCATAGCCTACCGCCGCCGTGACAACGCTAGACGCCACACCTGAAATGATACCCATTATTTCTGCATTCATTTCCACTTTTATGCCTCCACATAATCCTCATCCCCGAATGGGGAGTCCCCGTCCTCAAATTCTTCCGAAGGAATAGAGGACTCCCCCTCACTTTCGTAAGGCAGACTAAGGCTATCGTCTTTGAATTGATAAGGCGTCTCCTCACAATTGTCCCCTATACGTAAACAGGGAACCCCCTCATCGTAAATTTGCCGTGCCGCTATAAATGTGAATAGGAGGAGAGCAAGAGTCGCAAGCTTCCCCATTCATTTATTATAGCCCATAATCCTAATTGGGGTGTAACTTGTCATACGAATTGGAATGCAGGCAGTGCGGGTCACTTACTATATTTAAGGAACTAAGCGAAATTCCAACGGATAAACGCCGTTGCATGGAATGTAATGTTGGTTTCGTAATAGAAAGAGACCTAATGCGCTTTGATAGAACCGATGAAGACACACTGGGAATTCTTGTACCTCCAGAAGAAGCCGCTACAAGACGCCTAAAGGCTCTAAACGAAGCCATCAAAAACATCGTGGATAGACTTGGCAGGGTTGAAGAGCTTTTGTTGGATGATAGGGATGACGGCGATGACAAATTTATGCTAGATAGCTAACCGCGCTCATCTATGGAAACTGAAAAATGATTTGCGTCGTTAAAAACCCCGCCCCACCTATGATCAAGCTCTGGAATAGACATCGAGATCCAAAACTCTCCCATTGGCCGATAGTCCTCTACTGAAACCATCATCACTCCACGCTTAAATAAATTGAGATCAATCGCGCACCGTGAACAGTGTAACGAGTTAACAATTCCCTTGTGTTGCTTAGCGTATTCCTTAGCTACCCAATCCGGCCTGTATGCTTCACCCAAAGTTAAATCGTATCCATTAAGTTCTGCCCACGTAAAAAGTCTTGTAAGGCTTTTTACAAACTCAAACTGCGCTTCCAGTAACTTCATGCTAAAAACTTATCATGGCTTACAATCTTAAAATAGAAATCAGTGGATTACCTCAAATGACTAACGCGGTCGGTCGTAAACACTGGACAGTTAAGGCAAGGGAAGCTCAAAAGTGGAGGCAGCTTGTCATGTATATGTGCGCAGGTAAACGTCCCCCTCGACCACTTAAAAAAGCGCACCTAATTCTCACTAGGTGCTCCGCTATTTCACCAGATCCCGACAACCTAGTGTCTAGCTTCAAACATTGTGTTGATGGGCTAGTGGACGCAAGAATAATAGAAAATGACAAGCTGGATAACATTTCTATGCCTGACTATAGGTGGGAAAAAACTAAGCCCAAGTCTGGCAAGATTAAAGTAGAGGTACAGGCAGACTAACTACTTTTTTTCATGCTGCATGCATGCGGCGCATAAGAACTTCCCGTTAGGCAGTATCTTATAAAAACCACCTATGTGTACTCCACAGCGCTTGCATCTTACTTCCTTTGGCATGTAATCTCCTTTTGATAGTATAATTAAAGATTGGGGGCGGTATGGCGGATGTCAAAAATATTTTAGAAGCAGTGGACCTTGGACTTTCAGTGGGCAAACTAGTTTCTGCATTGGCAGACGGTGTTGGCCTTGGGGATCTCCCAGAAGCTTTAGAAGCTGCACGGAAAGTTAAACCAGCTCTGGAAGATGCGGGCCTTATCGTTTTGGAATATCTGGACATGGACGATGCTGAAGCAAAGCAAGTAGATGACCTCGCCGCAAAATTTGATATCCCTAACGAAAAAATAGAAGTTGCGGTTAAGTCGGCCATACACGTGGCCGTAGAATTGCGCGTGCTTGCTCACCTATTTCAAAAGCCGGTAGCTTAATATGCCAGTGGTCCTGATAAATCTTATCGTCAGCCTGGTGATTAGACTCGGGCTCCCGCTTCTCATTAACCTACTTCTGAAATCAAAGCGCATACCTGAACAGGTGAAGGAATTACTGCGTAAGCTTTTGGATAACATTAAAAATCCAGAGGTTCCAAACCCAGAAGCAAAGAAACAAGCTCTTGCTGACTTTAAAAAATATATTGGTTAGGGTAACCTCCTTCTAATATCGGGGGACTGAAATGAACGAAAGAGAAATCAAAGAAGCTAGAGACTGCGGTAGACAAATTAAAAGAAAAAAAATCGTAGTCACTGAAAATGGATATGTCTGCGCGGCTTGCGAGTATGAAACGGTCACGTATGAAACTACCGTTCCAAAAGTATGTGCAAGTTGTGGTGAGCCCGAGCCAAAACTTAAATGGCGAAACATCATTCATCACGACTTAGTTATTGAAACTGTAAAGTTGTAAAGAAAGGCTTATGTCGCATCCATTTGAGCGAGCCCTTCCGAAACACATCCATACCAATCCGCACCCACATAAACCGCAAGCGGATTTAAGTCACTTTTATGTGATTACTCCGATTAGTAATAGTGCGAGGTACAAAAGACGGTATGAATTATATTGGTATTTTAAGGAGATGGTAGAAGAGGCTGGGGTTAAATTAATCACAGTTGAACTTCAGCTTGGTGACCGCCCATTCATGGTTACCGAGCCAAATAACCCATATCACGTTCAACTAAGAAGTGACCATGAAATGTGGTTTAAAGAAAGCATGCTGGCGCAAGGTTTTGCGAGGGCTAAACAGATAGACCCCAAAGTGGGGTATCTTGCGTGGATAGATGCAGATTGCAGACCAATAAGACCGGCCATTCGTTGGTTCGAAGAAACTTATCATGCCCTACAACATTTTCAGATAGTCCAGATGTGGGAGTGGCTAATAAATTACGGGCCCGACTACGAGCCGGTGTCAGGTAAGCAAATGAGTTTCATGGCGACTTATGCTCAC